CTATACCGAAAAGGAACGACGCGCAATCTACGAAGCACTGAAACTGGAATTCAATCAGCAGTAAAATCAGCGATCCGTCTCTCTGTTATTTGTATGTATTCTTTGTTAATATCAAACCCAATATATTTCCGGTTGGATTGAATGCTCGCTAAAGCAGTTGTCCCACTACCCATAAATGGATCCAGAACAATCGCATTCTCTTTTGTAAATAGCTTTATCAGGTGCGATATAAGGGACAAAGGCTTGACAGACAAGTGTGTGTTATACTCTTTTTTTTCGGCTTTTGTTGGTTTCGAAACCAAAAACACCCTATCCATACTTTCATCGATTTCATCTGTCGTTATGATATTCGACGGAAAGAACCCTTCCCCTGTTTTCGTTTCATCCGAAGTATTCATTAGCCCCGTCCCGTATTTCTGAAAGTTGTCGATATATCTTCCTTCAATCGGCTTCACCGCCAAACACATCGGCTCAATCGCCGGTTTGAGTTGCGGCGTTTTCCAATTTCGACAAGTCTCTTTAAGTGCTTCTTTTTCACTCGGAGTAAGCTGCTTGTCCTTCTCGATAATATGGTCTTGAGAGAATGCTTTCACCTGAGACTGTGTGTATATCCAGCCAAGCATATCGCGAATTTCAAAACCGGCGTCTTCAATCGCAATCGTCATCGAATGATACAAACGAGGACTACTGAAGGATATAAATGCTCCACCTGGCTTGATAATGCGAAACACTTCTCTCGAGACACTCTCATAAAACTCTCGGAACTTTTTAGACTGATTTTTATCAAATTTCATACCTTTGGGCAAGTTTCCAACCACCGCCGAAGAACCCTTACTGTCAAGACTTTCTTTATTCCAATCACTACCAAGGCCATCCAGAAAGTATGGCGGATCAGTGCATACCATATCAATAGAACCCGTCGGTATTCTCTTCATCATTTCAATACAGTCGCCGTATGTTACTCGGTTTATCATTTCGTCCATCGCCGTCGCCGTCACCGTCGCCGTCGCCGTCGCCGTCGCCGTCACCGTCGGTGCTTCGACTACAACCACCGGCTTCGATTTCACTCTAATTTTCTTTATCATGTATTATATTTCCTTATATTTCGATTTTATATCAATTTATATATCAATTTTTTATATCTATCGGTGATAATATAAACACGATGCTAATGTTACAAAAAATAAACGTATCTAAACTAATACAACATCAAATAAAATCATTTTCATTTGTTGTATTCGTCATAACTTTTGCCATGATATTCCTAAATAGTAGATCAAATATTATTCCCCTAAATATTCTTACATTTCTGGGGAGTATCCTACTATTTCATTATTATCCGAATTATTATGACATCGTAAATTCGAGAGAACCAAAACTCACGCCTTTATTGGCGTCAATTGATTTCATACTTCATTATCTACCTTTGATCTACATTTACATGTTTAAGGTCTTCAATAAAACAGAAATCAACTATCCATTATGTTTCATCATAATATTGTCATATCTACTTTTATTCCATTCGGATATAATAGGAATATATTTTAACATCAACGAATACTTTCTCTAAATCTCTCGAACAAGTAAGTTTTAAACTTCAACATTCCGAGAGATTTCGGTCACAAAAAACACAACCCCAGCATCCCCCGCACCAGACTTGCTCGCATATCCGCGTTCAATATCGACCGCTAGGGTCAATTTGTAACGCGATATTGCGAGAGATTTATGTGCCTAAAAAAGAAACAACCTATTCCATAAACACAAACACAAACACAAATCTCTCAAACTTATAAGTTCAATCATTCGACTCCGAGAGATTTATTATATGATGAAGCAATTACGCCCCACCATATTATACAAATATTATAATTTTCATTCCGCTAAATCTCTCGGAATGAATAATCGGTGTATTATATCACAGGTATATATACTGCCATTCCATTCTAATGGACCACTGCTCAAACCTCAAAACTGGCGACCTCATCCTATGCGATGATCTCGAATACAAAGACTGGGGTATCTTCAGCTGGTTCATCAAATTCATGACACAAAGCGACTTCTCTCATATCGCCATGATCGTAAAAGACCCCGAATTCACCACACCGCCGATGAAAGGCACATACGTATGGATGTCAGGAACTTCTAATGTCCCCGATCCAGAAGACAACAAATCGAAATTCGGTGTCCAGTTTGTCCCATTTGATGAATACGTGAAAACGTACGGCGGTAAATTATACCTCCGCCGACTTCATTGCTGGAAGCATTACGAACTCTTCACTACCGAGAGATTAAAGAAAATACACGACATTGTATATGATAAACCCTACGACATCGTAATCTCTGACTGGATTGAATTATACTGTAAGAAAGACCCACACCCTCAAAAAACGTCACGGTTCGTATGTAGCGCATTTATCGGTTATATTTATACACAACTCACGCTCCTACCCGAAGATACTGACTGGAGTATCCTGTATCCGAGTTACTTCTCTAGTGAGAACCCAGCATTACGCCTCCTTCACGATTCACATCTCTCGAGAGAAGAACTCATTCATGTGTAGAAATCATCAAGATTTTTCTAATCCATTATATTACAAATGTCTTACGCAATTTCATTCGTTTGTAGTTGTCGAAATGATAACTATGGGGAAAATTTATTAGACCGTGTCTGTTATTTTCTACGTTCAATCGACCGATTTTCTCTCCCGATCGAAATCATTTTAGTCGAATGGAATCCACTTGATGGCTACGAATCCATCGCGGATGTCATCACAAAATGGCATATATCGGTGCCATTTCGCCATCCTATTCGCATTATTACAGTTAGCAAAGAGAATCACGAGAGATTTATAAATAAGTTTAACTATACGGAAGGATATAAATCTTTCCAAGAATACCCTTCAAAAAATATCGGCATACGTCGCGCGAAAGGAACATATATTATTCAAACGAATCCAGATATTTTTTATCCTATCAAAACCATACAACTTATTGAACGAATGATTCGAACCGAACGTATTCAAAATGTTATTACATGCGGTAATCCTCGCGGAAAACGGGTTGATTTACTTGAAGTTCATCATTTTCCGTCATTATTATCAAACCAAGACCATCCAGATAAAGTAAAAAAACAGATTGAAAATATGGAAATGTATCTCGTAAAATACAAACACATTATAAAGGGTATAACCGCATATGCTCTAGGCGATTTTATGTTATTTCAACGCGAACACGCTTTAAAAACAAGGTCATTTAAGGAATGTCCGGTCGCACTTCATCACCACGAACAACCTTTTGTAGATGAATTTAAAAAATTAGGATGGCCTGAAAAACCTGTCGACGGAATTACGATTTATCACTTCGACCATTCGAGAATATCCTATGAAAAAGTCGATGAATCGCGCAAAGTCAATCCGACTATCGTAACATTAGAATATTTACAGTCGCTTGTAAATGATGATAACTGGGGGTGTAATGACCTTCAATTATCAGAACGAGTGATAACTGCGTAATCGTGTAACATATATAATATAGTAGGTATATTATTATTATGTTCAACTATTCCATCCCCGAATCATGCACACACGTAAAACTGGACATCGGTCTCTCGTATAACGCACCACAATCACAATCGTGGCTCTCGCGTGAAGACGCTGGTTTAATGGTGTTCGGGTTTGAACCAAATCCTGCGAGTATTGCGTGTATTACGCATAAAAATAACAAAAAACAACATCATAATCACGGTGATTGTCTTCAACACCACTACATCGAAGAAGGCCGTTTCGTAATTCAACCGTGCGCATTAAGTTCGGTGAGCGAGCCAACAACTATGAAGTTTTATGTTAGTCAAAATGACTGCGGAACATCGAGTCTCTTTCCGAATGATGAACGACATCTCGGTAAAATCAAAAAAGTAATCGATGTTCCCGTCTATTCTCTCAAAATGTTCTTTGACGGGTTTCCGTGGCACCGTTTCCAATACATCGATTACGTGAAAATCGACGCACAAGGGTCGGATCTGAATATCCTGAAAAGTGCGGGTTCATACCTGAGTGACCGAGTTGTTTATGTAACTGCCGAAGGCGACGGACAACAATACATCGGCGCAGACGAATGCTCGGAAGCCAACATCACATCCTATATGGAGTCACAAGGATTCATCCATATCAAACATCCAAACACGAACGACCCTACATTCGTAAATAAAAAGTATATAGAATTATCCAAGAGAATATACATAAAACAAACGTAATCAAACACACCTGTTATGAGTTATAATTGTATTCAATATTATACCACCGCACCACGAACCGACGGGTTTGGCGCACAGTTCCAAAATATCATCGCAGATATCCTTTACATATATAACAATACGAATCACGCATATGTATTTCCGAATATCGCAAGTTTCGAGCATAATTATACAAATGAACCCAGATTCACCGAGAGATTGGTGCAGTATATGAATCTACGCAGTCATTTTCGACTTCCTTCAAATGTTTCTCCGAATGAAGTGAAGTGTATTTCGAATGGGGAGTCTTATCCATTTGTCGAGTCAAATCTCTCCCGTTTGTTAAAAAGTCAAACGATGAAGGACATTAAGATTATGTTTTATGAGGGTATAACCACGCCATTTGATAGACGATACCATAATGTGGCGGTTCATATACGTAGGTATAATATTGTAGATACACGTATGGCTGGAACAGATACTCCGCATTCTTATTATATAGGGTTGATGAATCATATTCGTGCGACCCACGGCACCAGCGATGACAAACGTCCTCTTCGATTTCACATTTATTCGCAGACGACTAATACCGATACCGAAACCGTGTTTAAACAGACGTATTGCGGAAACGATGACACCGAACTTCACTTGAATGGCGATGTAATTCCCGCCTTTCACGGTATGGTTTTCGCGGATTCACTTATTTGTTCTGGGTCGTCGTTGAGTTATTGTGCCGCATTTTTATGTAATGGGAACGTTTATTATAAACGATTCTGGCACCGACCTGCGGACTTCTGGTTGATCGGTGATGATATCTTGAAAAGGGCAATTATTTCATAAGGTATATCAAAGGTATATCACATATAGATAAGCGTATCTATATATGATGTTATGACTTATCAATCACCACTTCTTTCGCCACCATCTTGATCACCTTGGCGATATTCTTATCATCGCCGTCTAGCACGGCTCGCGACATAGTGATATACTGAGCGTTTTCATACGTTGAACTGTCTTCACATTTTGGATTCTGTTTCGCCCATTCATTCACAAGGACAATATTCTTATGCTCGACAACACGAACTGCTTTCGTAATCTTGGTATTTACCTCATCATCGCGTTCCCACTTATCAGCATCCTTCACATAAAGCGTCTCTCGGCGTGCGTCACTACAATGAATCGGACGCTTACACACATCCGTATTTCTCAAACTGTCGATGAAGAGTTTCGACATACCTTGAACATAACCCATACGTCCAAATTCAAGCAGGTCGTCATCCTTAAGACGGATTGTATTTGCGAACTCATTGATATTCATCGCATCTTTACAATGCTCATTCAAGAAAAACTGGAGATTGAACGTGTTGTTGTTATTGTTGTTATTACTGTTATTATTACTATTGGTAGGTCCGTTGTAATTGTTATTGTTCGGAATGGAACTGGCCGCACTAGCGGCAGTAGCGGCACTAGCGGCAGCAGTCGCGGCGGCCACTGCGTTGATCACCATTGATTGCTGACTACACATCATATCTATCAACTTATTCTGAAAATCCTGATTATTTTTAAACATATCAAACATGATTGTTTTAAGGTCTTCGGCAGTCACACCACCACCAGCACCACCACCAGCACCACCACCCCCACCCGCATTTGGTTGCGAAGGTTCTTGTGCCGACTTACCGTTACACGTCTTCTTATGCTTCCATAGCCC